ACATAATATTAGCACTTTATGAAACTATTTAGAATTCCCCAAAAGGATTTCTTTCTGTGAAGTCTAGAATTTGATTGGCCTCTGCCTCTATTTCATCATTTGCAGCGAAAGGAACGTCATCAAATTCCTCATCAGTAGAGAGGATTCTGTAACTTGCAGCAGCACCAACGATTGTTTGTCCTACTACAAAGTCACCACTTGCCGCAACAACTTTGAGGATGTTGTTTGCAGTATCCCAGTTAGCAACGTATGCACTTGTGCCTGAAGATACTTGTGTTACTATCTCATCAACTTCAAACTCTCCGAAGAAATCACTTGTTACTGATTGGATACCAACATATGCGGTTGTATTAGTATAACCAGCACCAGCATTACTATATCTAATCTCTGTAACTGTACCAGCAGTGCTAATGATTGCCTCTGCCTGTGCGTTCTGTAAGAGAGGTATTGTCTCGTTAGACTGTTGTATGTACACAGAAGTAATACCAACTGTAGGTGTAAACGTATATCCTTTACCACCAGTCGTAATTCCTATAGGTCCTAGAACTGCTTCGGAAACTATAGCAGTGGCAGCCGCTCCAGATATAGGACTACCCCCACTGAATACAACTAGAGGTGGTGTTGTATATCCTGTGCCTGGATTTGTTAGTAAGATTCTATCAATAGCTTGATTTGAAATACCATCTCTAGTTGTCATAATTGCAACAGCAGTTGCTTGAGTTCCTATATCTGGTTGTTCGATAGTCATGATAGGAATTGAAGTATATCCCCATCCCTCGTATTCTATTGTCAATGCAGAAACAACTCTATTTGCATTTGTTGTTGCTCTGACTATAGGAAGTTCATTATCCAATTTACGAATGAACTGTGCAGTGGTTCCTGTTTGTGCATCTGTATTCTGGGATGTTTCAGTGCCTGGCACTTGCGATGCAGTAGAACCTCTAAGTGCATTATCACCAGTTAAGTTAATAGTGATGTGGTCTAAGTAACCTTCCCATGATGCGGTTTGTGAAGGAATGAAACCTTGTCCTGAAGCATCAGCACCTAAATTCAGGAGATCGCCTGCAAAGAACATGATTGGGTTTGCAGTATTGAGACTGTTACTTACAGTTCCATTTACAGATATAGTTGCATCAGTATTGTACTGTTCTACTCTGATAAAGTTCCAAGCATTTAGATTCAGTTGTGTAGTATTTTCAATAGATCCAGAACCAGAAGCAAAGATAATATTACCTGTTTCTCTATAGTATATCTTAAATCTATCAGTCCACATGATAGTTCCACCATTCACTGCTGGATCAAACTTAGTTGGATATAACCAGAAACTTAATGATAATCTACCATCACCAGTATCTCTAGCATCTACGTTATTTGTAAACTTAAAGTTAGCACCAATTACATCTGTTATAGATGTATGATGGAGTGAGTTGTTACCAAACTGTATCTGAGCAGATGTGGTTTTGTTTGGAGGTGTGAATGAAATACTAGGAACACTGAGATAATTAGATCCAGAATCAGTAAGAGATACAGTATCAATACCACCTTCAGCGATAGTTACTGTACCAGTTGCTTGGTTTCCTCTGGTTGGTTTGAAGATCTGTACAGAGGGAGTTCCTTTGTAATTACCATCATCTACTAGTTGTATGCGTTGAATTGATTTCACGCCTGGAACTGTAGATGCCAGAGACACATATGCTAAAGCGTTCTCGTTATCATCTGTCTCTAACCTAAGAGTAATCATATTGCCGCGAGTGATGATACCATCATCCACATCTTCACCATTCTTATCGGTAAGTCCATCAGGTAGATCGATAACTTCATCTTCTGGTTCAAAGATCTCACATCTAAACTCATACATGAAGAGTTCATTTAACTGGTAGAAAGGAACTTTTCTTTCAATATATTTGATTTCAAATAGAGCGTTGTCAAGAGGTAAATATATTAAATCTCCTTCATTTGGATGAGCCGCATTTGCCCTTTCCCCTTCTGGGAACTGCTTTATGAATGGAGTGATAAAATCATCATACCTTTCTTTAGATACTACAAGAGTAATCTCATCCTGATCTCTAACACCAAACTTAGTCAGAACATCAGAAGGAGTTCCAAATCCATCTACATTAGTAAGGTATGCTTCCAATCTAAAACTATCGTCAAACTTAGACGCAGTAATCTCTCTGATCACTGTGTTCTGATTGATGATTCTTCTAGGAAGATACAATACATCCTGTCCGAACAACTTTAAGTGTTCGTTCACCAAGTCTTGAACTAGTCTTTGTTCACTTGGAGATCCATGTAAAAAGAAAGGTGATAGAGGCATTTATCCAACAAAGTCTAGGGGTGGCATTGCATACTCTTGCATTAACTTCTCATCGAGTTTTTCTAACTCTCCTACTGCATCGTCATATATCTGTCTACCATTTAGTTCTAGTCCGCCAGGCAACTTAACACCAGTGAACTTAATGAGATTCTGACCCCATTGACGTTTGATGAGTGATGTTACATATTGCTTCAACCAGTGATCATTGTAAACATTGCTTTCACTTTCTGGGTCTACAACTCTAAAACAGTCTATAATTAAGAAATTATTATCAGTCAGTTCTTTTACATTCAGATCCATGTATAATCTACTGTTCTTCTTATTAAATCTTACTTGAACATCGGGATTCAACATGTAATCTAGAGTTTCTAGATATGATTTTGTCATGGCATAGTTCAATAAATCGATCGCTCCGTAGTAGTATAAATCATTAAGGAAGATCTGATATTTGATATTGAACATACCCGCCGAGATGGTGGATGAGTCCATTTTAAATACCTTATTGACTGCAATAACAGTATCAGGTAGTGGAAGGTAGTTTGCACCCTCTGTATAGTCGATAGAAGCAATGCCGCCAGCAGTGCTGGTTGCAGTTGTAGTAGAAGCAACACCAATCATGGTTTGTTTCTCTTGTTCAGTAATCTTATGCTTTAAGAATACTCTATCAATACCTTCACCATGTCTTTCATGAAACAACTGGATGGCATCGTCGATTAGATCATCTATCTGATCATCGTCAACATTGATCTCAAGAACAGGCTTTCCAAGTTTCCTAAGAGCATATTCTTTCAATCCGTCTTTACTATTGGGTTTTGCCATTCCCTCTATTCATAAGTTCTCCGAAGTATTTAGTTAAGTGAAAAAGTATTTTATCGATGAAGCGGAAACCTTCGCTATCAACACCCCTGTAGACGCAACTGTAGAACTCATGGGATGGGAGGAGTTCCCTGTAGTTTACATTGATAACTTCTACAAGAATCCAGACAAGGTAAGGAATCTGGCATTAAGAACACCAGGCACCAAATGTCCCAGAATACTGGGTGGAGTTCCTGGCGAGAGAGTAGATATGAATATGAATCTTGATCATATGCACGAAATATGGCTTGAAATAGCAGAGAACGTGTATGGATTAGAACAGAAAGATAGAAAGGCATTTGAAATGTCATGTATGAACGTCTCCTTTTCAGTCAATGTTACTCAGTCTCATTGTAGAAGAAAAAAACCACATATAGATTTATCAGATGTATCGGACAGGGGATGGGCTGGTGTCGTGTATCTCAACAAACCCAAAGAATGTAAGGGTGGCACTGGGTTTTATACATATAAAGGACAACAAGTTAATCCTAGACAAGATGGAATATGGCAAGAGGAACATGTTTCAGATAGTGTAGGTCCATGGGATCTGATACACCTTGCTGAGATGAAATATAACAGAATGGTAATGTATCCATCAAATGTTCTTCATGCTCCTTATGATAAGGAAGGATTCTTCACCAACGACGTATACAGATTAACTCAAGTATTTTTTATACCATTAACATAATGCACAATATTATTCTTACAGGATCAAATGGGTTTATAGGTAAAGCATTTGCAAAAAGAATTGGAGGTGAAAATTTATATCAAGTAGAACAATCACATGCTTTTGAGTTCTTGAATCAGTATGATAAGTGGGATGAGGTAGATTACATCCTTCATCAAGGAGCAATATCAAGTACAACTGAGACAGACGTAAGTAAGATTCACAAATACAACGTAGAGTTTTCAATCAAACTATTTGAAAAAGCAATAGAACACTCTATTCCAGTCAAATATGCCTCAAGTGCGTCTGTCTATGGTAAGATACATGCTGACTTTGGATACTTAAAAGGAACTATCAATCCCTTAAATTTCTATGCACTGAGCAAAGCAACTGTAGATTATTGGGTTCTAGATCACATAGATGAGTTTGAATTGATACAAGGATTTAGATACTTCAACGTGTATGGAGAAGGTGAAGAACATAAAGGAGATCAAGCAAGTCCTATAAGTAAGTTTACCAAACAAGCAAAAGAGGATGATATAATCAAACTCTTTGAAGACTCAGAATATGCCTTTAGAGATTTTGTATGTGTAGATGATGTGGTAGATGTTGTCCTAGATAATACGGCAGGGAGCGGCATCTATGATGTTGGGACTGGCAATCCTATCTCTTTCCAAGAGGTTGCGGAATTGATTGCCAAAAAAGAAGGGGCGGAGATTGAAGTAATCCCCTTCCCCAAACATCTAGAAGGTAAGTATCAAGAATATACATGTGCAGATACCTCATGGTATCAACATGATTATAAATCAGTATCCGAATATCTTAAATTACCAGCAACAACTACTCTACCATCACATTCATTTTCTGGTACAGAATGTAGTTCATCTTGAAAAATGACACACATTCCTTCATGTGGTTGAATAATATATCCATCAAAGTTTAAAGGAGAACTGCCTGGCGGAGTAGAAACATAGTAAACAAATGAATACTCATTTTTGCCATGTCTATGTTCGTAAGCAAAATCACCGTAATTATATACAGCACCCCATAATTGATATTCTATTTTATCTGAATCTAATTCTAATTTTTCTACAACCCAATCTTTTAACTTAATAAAAGGTTTAGGGTATGTATTGTATCCTGTATGTTTTTCTACTGCAAGATTAGTAAATTCATCTGTGTCATTAGGCAAAAAATCTATCCATGATCTCAGTTCTTTGTTCAAAGATAAATCAGGATAATCTACAATATCAATCATTGAACATGGGCATATCGTAGTTTAGATTTATAAAAGCAGTTAGTATATACTTGTCGTGAGATATATTAATATTAGATCCGTGTGGGAACATCCAGTTACAGGGGAATATAAGTATTTTGCCTCTTTCACATCTACATCCAATATTCCAATCAGGAAAGAATGTTTCTCCTCCCTCATCCACATCATTTAGATATATGATGCAGGCAAATAATCTAGATATAGTTCCTCCATCTAGTTGATCTACATGAGTTTTAAATATACCTTCTCCCTTTGGATACACTCTGATTGTATAATCTAATATTGCAAGATCTGATGCTGGTAATACTGGTAGTTCGCATCTATAGTTCATGTATGCGTCTTGAATAACTTGTGTCATCAAGTTTGCATACTTATGGTGAGGTTCAAACTGAAATTGAGTACAATTTTTATGATCCTTGTTTACTAACTTACCTTTATATTCACCATCAATAAAATGTTCTACTTTGCCATCATCATGTAACTGTGTGTTGTCCCAAAAATATTTTATTAATTCATCACACTGATCTTGAGATAGAACATCTCTTTCAACATATATCATGTCGGTAATGTTCTCTATCATATTAGATCGCCAGCTAAAATTCTATGTGAATCAGAATCCATATGTTCTGTACTGAACTCAAATAGTTCCGTATCTTCCAAAGCATACATTCTATGTTTTAGTCCAATAGGTACATGAAATTTATCACCTCTTCTGAGGATCATAGTTTCTGCTTTCTCGATATCATCATCCCATCCGTAATATATTTTTATCTTTCCACTCTGAACAAAAAATACTTCGTCTTTTAATTTATGATAGTGCCATGAACATTGTTTTCCTTTTACAATGTACAATAATTTACCACAATACTTTTCACAGTTGGCGATCCATTTTTCAAATCCCCAACCTTTTGCGACATATTTTACTGGTTCTGCTGCACGGGCATTACGAGGTCTTCTACTTGGTCCCAAAGAACTCATTTGCGTTCACCCCCTTGTCATCTATAAAATAATCTGCATGTGGTTTACCTAGAATCAGAGAGTGATATCTACATCCCCAACTCTTAAGTTGTTGTTCTGTGAGGTCAAACAATAAAGCAGATGCTTTTACACTTGCATCTGGATCATCACCAAATCTACCCATACCACGGGCACTGAAATAAGTGATATGATTACCCTCATCATATAATTTATTTATGACGGCAATACGAGCTGGCCATGATTGTGCTTTGGAGTAATCCCTACCCAATGTGGGTGTGCAGATAGTATTATCAATATCAAAGCAGTACCTCATTTCTTGACCTCCATGTAATAAATGTCATCATACCGAACACTATTGAAGGTTGCAGTAATTCTCAAACCAACTTCCTCAACCATTGATCTAAATGTATCAGCACTAGATCCACCTGAGTGAAGTTGTAAACATATTGTACCATTATCTGAGAGTCTTGTCGATAGTTCATTAAACATATCTCTATGAGCATCCCAATTTGCATCTAACAAAATTTCTGACAGGTGATTATCAAACAGGGGTGTCCCACCTAACTTACTCAAAGCTTTTATTGCATCTTCTTTACACTCAAAATGGGGAGGATTGCCTACAACTAGATCTATTTTATGATCAGATAACACCGAACAAGTATCAGAATGATATATTGTTGTACGAGGAAAGACTCTTCTGTGATATACAGTTTCTACATCTATAAGATCCAATCCATGTTTTATAAATGAATTCTCAGCAGTCTTCTTTGCTACCTCTACTGCTGGTTCAAATTTATCCAACAAAGTTAGTTGATCGCAAACATTAGCTGCCATCATTCCATAACCTATAAATCCAGGTCCACTACACCATTCCATGAGATGATGAACTCTGCCATAGTTTTCTAAAACTAAGTTTAGATATTCTGGAAAGAAGTAATCTCCACCACCATTTGTTTCTGGCGTGTAGAAGATATCAGATCCATCTACTCTAAAAA